GACTCCAGTCGCCGCCTCCGATATTGATTCCGTTCTGGGCCGCGTACACCGTATCCGAACTCAGAACCAATACGGTTCCGGATTCGACCTGGACCTGATTTCCGTACTCGTAGTAGGATTGTGGTACGTCCGGTATCTGTGGCGTGGAGTACAGGTACAGCGACTGTGAACCGATCGACGTCGTAAGTGTCGGATATCTTCCGACCTGGGTCTTTCTGAACGTGACGAAGTACTCGCTGTGGTAGTTGTCGTACCCAGCACAGATCACGTCACGATAACCATCGGCAAGGTTCGCCAGGAACCTGTCCACGATGATCTGCTTGTACCCCTGAGATTTGTCCATGACCTGACCTTCCCGGAGCTCGTACAGGCCGTTTCTTCCGATAAAGAACAAGGACCCACCTCCGGTCCTACAGGTTCTCCAAAGTTGGTCAGGGCAACCAATAGATCTGCTGATGAAATCATGTTCCATTATGCCCTGATCATTGGCCCATACCAGCCCGTTTTCGTCGCCTATGGCATCGCTGAGCGTGTACTTATCCAATAGCATCAAAGCCACGCCTTTTTCCGTGATGGCGTACAGGTTTGTGCCCTTGCTTCCGGTTTCGGCGTGAAGGAACTTGATCTCGCCGAAGTTGTCGTCGATGTCGTAATAGTTCGCGGCAGGGAATGTGCGAAGACCCGGTGAGTTCGGGGTTCCGATTGCGCGTACCAGACTCCATACGTTTCGGGTTCTGAAGTCGGTTCGCTCAACGAATCCCACAAGCGGAACGCTGACGTACCGGGTTCCTGTACTCGGGGCCTTGGCGTAATCCAGATTGACTTGCCCTATGAACCTGAAGCCACCCCATCCCCAGACATCCTGCTCGTTACCATAGGTATCGAAATAGGCCGGAAATATGTTGTCCTGATTACCTGGGCTCCAGCGGTACGGCCGCATGACGTAATTCTTCAACGGAAGCGACTGCAGCGCCGACTTTTTACTGCCCTCGCTGTTGTACCTGAATATCATCGGGGTCCTGCACTCGCAGACAAACATGACCACGAGCTGACGCAGCACACCCGGCGTCAACCCCATGAAGTCGCCCTCGAATCTGCACACGCTTTCGTCCTGGATCTTGTTCGGTCCGTTCTGATCCCGGACCACATAAATCCTTGGGTTCAGATTGTAGCATCGGTAAGGGAACCCCACATTCATTCTGAATTCCTGGCCCTCTGTCGGGTTGCCATCGCTTCCGTACTCGATATCGATCGGAGCAAATGCGGCATCACTGACGTTGGCGTCACCACTGAATACCCGAACTGGAATCCGGTTGTCGTAAACCACGTAGATACGAGCTCCAGTTTCCGGAACCTGAGCCGAAATAGGCCCTGCAGTCGACACCGGAGTGAACCTCAACCATACCCTTTCCTGATCCTCGACGTGGGTGTATACGCCGTAAACATCAAAGCTACCCGTGGTATCCGAAACCGTGGCGAAACCATTGTTCGCGATGTCGGTCATGACGGCGTCAATGGTGGACTGATCCATTTCGGTCACGTTCATCCATCTCCGCTTGATTCCATCGCTGGATCTGACCATACAGAACCTGAGTAAGCCCTGGTATGGGTTACCCGGGAGCATTTCTGAGTTGGTTCTGCAGCAATCCTCCCAACGCTCATCGACGAGCTCGAATCGCTGATCCTGGTCACCTGTACTGATCCCGATCTGGGACTCCAGCTTCTGATAATGACCGGTGTATTCGTACTCCGTGGTATTGCTCTGCGCAACGGCGGCGTTCTTTCTTCGTATGCTGATCACATATACGGGCTCATGCCAATCCCGCACCCCGTTCTGGTCTCCACTGCTTTGACCATCGGTTCCGGCCTTTGACCAGATGTCCTGATCGAACTCGACCTCGAAATGACGACCGCGACCTTGGTACGCCGGAGTGGTCTGAATGCTTACGATACCGGCCGTGTTCTGGTTCTGGCCACCCGGGAAAAACGGGTTCTGATCCCCGGGTCCATCACTTACTCTCCTCCATTTCGAAAACGATACATACCTGTTGTCGGTTCCGGATCCGATCCCCATACCTGGGTTTTCATCCGGGTTGATGTCGTACAACGCTCCGGATCTGGTTTCTTTGATGATCCTGGCGTAACTAATCATATCGATTCCATGACGCGATCCCGACGTGCGTTTATCGAACGCGTAGACCTCGGAAAAGAATCCGTAAGGAGCTTCGAACACGACCTCGTAAAGCTCTGGGTTCGCGGCGAAATCATCGAACCATGTCGGGTTCAGTCCGAGGTATGGATCCAGATCGGGAAAGAAGCAGAACGCCTTGTTCTTGGCCTTGGTGGTGTTGGGTCCGAATCCACCTCCACCGCTCTGCAGTCTGTAAAACGCCATGCCTTGCGCGACCACGGCGTTTGCGAATCTGGTCCGAACCACGGAGTATGCTCTAGCCCACTCTGGCCAGGTCTGAAGACCATTGAATCCAATACCCTTGGAGAAATACCTCGGCGCGAAACCCTTTGGCCTGTACGGCACCATTGAAGGTGGATTCGTGGTGTTATTGCTGACGTGAAGATTCACAACGTGATTGAGGCCACTGGTATCATTGTCGGATTGCGAGACCGGCGTCATGGGACGGAATCCGATCAGATTGCATTTCGCGTACTGACCAGGGTACGGAAGTGTATCGTATTCCAAGTATTCATCGGGCACGTTGGGATCGGTACCGCCGTTTGAAAGCCCTATTGTCGCAAGCGCCTTTTTCCCGGAGTTTACGTTGAGGATGTTGTGGAAGTCCGTAATATTGGTCTTGGCCACAGCGCCTTCCAGGTCAAAGACCTCGTGCACCGGAGTCACGGATCCGTCATCATTGGCCGCAATAGGGAATCCACCGTAACTCAGATCCTGGCTGGCTTGAGACATCTCCGATCTTCGGCCAGGAACCTCTACGCTTTCCAATCCCTGAATCGGAACCGGGAAACTATGGGCTCCGGTGTCGTCGAAGAACACGATGCCAAAACCTCTTTTCTCATGACTGAGATCAGATCTTCGGTACGCGAAGTTCCAGGGGTCGCTGTGGCCAGGCTTGCCTATGTTCGCAAGCAAAGGCGTGGCCTCGGCTTGATCGTTGACGTAAGAAAAATCCTCCGGTTTGACGATACGACTGGCGTACTTGATGTTACCAAGCCACAGCCTCCGGTTCACGTATCGAATGCTTTTACAGGTCTGGATCGAGGCCTGGTTGTCGAAGTCTTCTTCGATGGCGACGTCCTCCTCAAAACCACCGAGATCCGCTATTCTGACCACGGTGTTTTGGCCTGGGTTAACGGCGAATACACCGCAGATCACCGAGGACGCCGGAGCAAATAATGGATCACCTGAATTCCACTGCATGCGCCTGACCTCGACTCTGGTGTAGCCGTAGTTGTTGTTGATCCTGATCGCGATCCTGCAGCCGTAAAGCGTTGGGGTCTCGGAATCCGGCGCGCTGGATCTGGTCAGTTTTGATGGATACGTGTCCTCACGCTCGGTAGTCAATCTGGCCACGACCGGGATCTGCGGGGTCGGTGCACTGAACGCGGTCACGTTACCGTCTTCATCACTGAATCTGTAACTGTAGCTGTAAAGACCAACCGGAAGACCGGATCCGCCCTCACCAACGAAGGCGTGGTCCTCATCGGTCTGACCCGTTATCAAGGACTCGAAAACCGGAATATCGGCATTGCCTCGGATGAAGAGCTGGTGGTCTTCGAGCACGAAATCTTCGAAGTATTTCTGCGTGCATGCACCGGATTCGGTCATGCCGGAATTCGCCATGAGATCAACGATACTGAATATCATGGGCTGAGCCTCGAAGTCCGTGCAGTAGACCTCGCCACCATCGTATTCTTCATTGCGCTCGATCTGTAGCGGTCTGGTGTGCACCCACGGTATCTTGTCGGATTGCGCCACGATCTTACCGTCGATACGAATCAGAGTCGGATTAACCTCGGTCTCGTCGGCCCAGACCTCGAACTTCCTGCCGAGAACATCCGTGCTCCCAATGCAGAACCAATTCTCTCCCATGGGTCCACCAATCGAGAAGCAACGGTTGTCCTCGGAATCATGCAGAAGCTCCTCACCACCTACCTTGACCCTTGCGCTCGCGGTACCCGGAGACACGGCTCTGGTGTTCAGGCTGTCCACCATGAGTCCGGAGTCCGTTGGAACCAGTTCTGGATCCGTATCGCGGTCAACGGCTTTGGGGAAGACCTGTGCCTTCCATTCGTGATCTTGACTTCGTTTCAGCGCCATTACTTCGTCATGAAGTGGGTTCGGTAATCATTGAGTCTTCTGCGCTCCATGGCATCCATTCTTCCCGCAGCTATAATGGCGTCTTTTCTGGCGTTGTCATGTATGACGATCTGATCGGCATAGATCCCGCGATACTCCCTTGGATTCCGGTTCTTCATGACGCGGAGATACTGGAGTTCGACATAGGAAACCACGGCCGGCTTTAGGTGGGCCGGAATTATAGGATATCCCTCGATATCGATTCCGACACCACGGTGTATTACCATGGCTTTCGGCCATTTCCTGGCCTGTGGGCTGAAATGAAGTTCGTCATTAACTATGGATACCCACATCAATCCATCACTGGTCTTACTGGATCTGGTGGAGGTGTGATCGCTGTTTCCGTTTTCCTGGATGTCTGCGGTGTAACCCCGGCCATGATTCATGGCGTTGAACTTGATGTCGAGATTAACGCTGTTGTCGTCATCACAGGTCTCACCACGAAACACGCGAATGCTTTCGATGCCGATGACCCCGGATCTCAGTTTTACGGCATCGCAGTCCTGAATGTCGTAAATCGATTTCTTCTTCTCCGAACTCGGGGACAGAACCGCGAGTTCGACCAAGGCGTCCTTCATCCGGTTCAGGTACCAACCTCGGCTGAAGCCCCGCTTCATTCCGGTGTCGTCGACGTAAGACGTGACCTCCGCGAGGACTTGATTTATGCTGTAGAGTTCGGTTACGGTCATCTTTATTGCGCTTGATCATCGCCCACTCGGGCCTGTGTGGGGATATAGGATTGGTCTTCTGCGGCGGTGTCTTCACCATCGTTCCTGCGGTCCTCCGGAAATATGGACGTGTACCGGATCAGCCGCATGGCGTCCTGTATCAGGAAGGGCTCGTCTTCGGCATCGATTGGGATCACGTCGTCGAGATCGCAGACATTGCTCATATTGGCTCCGGTGATCAGGAACATGTCGACCTTATCGATTTCCACGCATTCATAACCCAAGGCATAAGCCAATACCTTTTTAGGACCATCGGCGCAAGCGTCCACGACGGTGTAGAAATACGGGTTCCTTGGTGATGCCGACTCGAAACCGTTATCAACCGTGGTCCAGGCCTTGGTTACAGTGGTTCGGCTCCATGGCTTCATCGTGAACCCAGGCCTCTTGCACTTCGAGTTTATACTGAGCGCGATGGTGTCGATAGCGGCATCGTTGTCCATGGCCAAGATCTCGGCCGGGAGCTCGATATACTTCTGGCCCTTGGAATCCACGTTGACATCGACACCGCAGAACCGGGTCAGGTAATGACCACCGACCTGATCTCCTGACTCCTGAATCGCTTTCGCTATCATGCGGTTCGCGACGACCTGAATCCAGAACAGCACCATTGGAACCCCGTAATCGGCGTCGTCAAAGGATTTTTTCACGGATTCCAGAACCGCGTATACGGCTTGCCTGTACGTCATTTCGTCATGATTTCAGCGAGTACGTTGATGTCCTCAGAGGTGAATTCGTAAAGGCCTCGATTCGCGCTTCCCTGCTTGAATGAGATATAGTTCAAGGCCTTGTTCACGACCAAGACCTCGGCCTGAGACCAGAGTGGGATATCATTGACCCCGAGCTCAGAGATCTCGACCGGTTTCGGAACATAGGATATCCCGATGTTTCGGTTCGGGATCTCGGGCCTGATCTCGATCTCGGAAACCAATACGCCGTCTTGCTGGGATCCGTTGTCGTAGATCTCCGGATTCAGGTACGCGTATTCCCTGAGATCTTCGCACCTGTGGTTATACCCTGGGGCAAACGGATTCGAGGCCTGATTATACCATTCCTCAATGGTTCTCCGGTTCGCGGATTTCGTTATCGAGGACAGTTTCAGGTCAGACCTGTGATACGACAGCGAATTATTGCTTACGTCAACCGGGGTTTGACCGGATACGACATGGCTTATTACGGGGTGTACGCCTCGAATTGACCATATCGGATCCGGGAACACATGAACCGCCACCCTGGACAAATCCGACGTGCGAAAAACCAGGGTCTTTGAAAGCTGAGAAAAGACTTCTTCGGTGATCTTTTTCTCGTTGAGCGCGAAGTTCACCAAACCAACGACCCATTTCACCGACAGGTTTATCGCGGGGACGATATCCTCCGCTATACCGTAGTAATTGGGCTCGTTGATGTCACCACTGGGTTCGGCATCCAGTAATGCATACATCTGATTCGATATGTTCTGTGAACTCAGCATTCAGGTCACTTTTCGTTGGGCTCCTTAAACAGGTGTGAGTAGTTCTCAGCAACCTTGGCCTTCTGGCTTTCGCTGTAGCTGTCGTACTGTTGCCTGGCCAGTTTTCTCGCGATCTCCTTGCGCATGACATCCATGTCGGAGCCGGTCTCCACACCCATTTCGACCGCAGCGGTCAAGAGTTGATCACGCTTCCATCCACGGACCTCACGCTGGGTCTGACTGAGGATGTCGAAGAAGTCCATGTCGTTGGACTTAATGGCCTTATTGTCGCGGAATATCTTCACCATGAAGGAATCGCTGCCTTCGATGAATTCCTGCATCATTTTGGATCTGCAGATATAACCCGACATCGATACCACGCGCTTAGTGCTACGATCCTGGTATCTCACCAGTGGTTCAAACGTGAGCTCGGAACCCGATGGCGGGATCTCAATGTTTCCGTTTCTGCGTTCGCTGAACAACGCGAATTTCGCGACCGGCGAAAAGTACGCTATCGGAACCTTGAGGATGTCGTCCTGAGACATGTAACCTGGTTTCGGGATACCGAACTGTCTTGGCTGATCCGCGACAGGAACCAGCGACTGACCCTGCTTCTGAAGCAATCCCGTGATCGCGGACATCATGTTCTCGATGTTACGGTTCTGCATCAGGATGATGTCGATCAGGTTCTGGTCGGGCTCGGCTTTTTCGCGTTCAGCGGACAAGATCTTTTCGTTCTCGTCACGAGCTTCTTCGAGAGCGGATTTACCGGCCTCGACATCGACTTCGGTTTCGGCGAAATCCAGATCCGATGCTTCTGACTTAACCACGACTGGTTCTGATTTTGATTGACCTCCGGACTGAGCGCCGGCTCCAGGCTTCTTCGCTGAGCCCGAATTCTTCTCATCTACTTTGACTCCCATGATCTATTTGTTGGTTTCGACAAATGTAAATAAAAAAGGCCCGTGACGTCATCATGCACGGGCCTCTTTACTAAAACCTATTCGGTCACATCACCACGATGTGGTCAGGGGTCTTTCTGGGAAGCGCCTGAAGCCAATTCTTGGTCTTGGCATCGATGATTCCAGCGATTCTGTACTCCTTTCCGGTCAGTGGCTTTTCACAAAGCAGAAGCTGCATTACGGCAAACTCCTTCTCGGTATCGAACCAATCCGACACCGGGTTCGGGAACGTGAGGTCAGGGTAGGTCTGAGCCGCGCATAGACCGAAGTTTCCGGCGTCGTAACCCATGTATCCGTTGGCATTGCTTTCGGCCAACGTACAGCTGTTGTAGCGCTCAACCTTTAAGATGAGGCTGGTCTGCTTGCCGTAGTGCGTGATCATTTTTCCGTAATCCTTGGGATCCATGACCTTTCCGTTCACGATGAGATCCCATTTCACGCCGACGTTATGCCAACTCTCATTACCTGGATCCGGTGATTGAGTGCTGTTGATTTCGGAGATAAAGATGAATGCGGATGAGATATGGTTCTCGGTTTGCGCCGGGGTTCCGGTCCATGTCGTGAACACGCTTTCACGGAGTTCATCGACGCCGATACCGAGCTGCTCGGCGACGTCGTCCTCGGACACCACAATGGTCTGACGACGTCCATTCAGGGTGCCGATGTAGTTGTACTGCTCGGGGTCGTTATCCCACTCCACAACGACTTCCTCGTCATCTGTAGACAGCAGTATGGTCTGAGGGTGCATGTACACGATATAACCTTTACCACTGGGGTGCGCGATGTATTGGTCGCGCTCCTGTGGGGACTGGTCATTGATACGCTTTACTCTTTCCGCAGTCAGAACCAGTGTGGGATCATAGAACTCCTTCTCTGGTTTATGGAATACCATTTTTCCATCCAGCATGCCCTCGTATGAGTAGCCATGGTTATGGATGAGGTCGTGCACGAAATTCAAGGCGTACCCCGTAAGCGTGGTCGTGGTGTCCTTGAAATACGGTGTCGTAACCGTGCGAATGCCCTTGATAAATCTACGTCCGGCCACATCGAAACCGTATTCGATGACGCGTTTGGAGTAGAAATCAATGGTTCTGATTCTCCGGGATCTCATCACGAATCCGTTGACGGCATCGATGACTTCTTGCGGGATCCCGAGACTGACTTCGTTAAGCAAATTCATTTTTGATTTTGTTTTGGTGAGCCACAAACATAGACCAAAAAAAACAGGGCCCTGTTAAGGAACCCTGTTTTTATCTATCCTGGCTTGAGTTCGATTTAGCTGAGGTCGGTTACCTCAAGGCGTCCGCAGCTCAGTGGGTTGTAGTGGAATAAGGTCAGAGAAGCCGACATTCCGATCTCCTTCTTCATCTTCTTTCCACCGTTTCCGCGCTCGTCGGCGAGACCCTGGTACATCTGTGGCGCGAAGAATTCGCCCATCTTGATATTGTCGAAGTCCAACAGGAACCCTGAGTTCGCGTAGAACGCCGGGAAGCTGGAGCGGTCACCGAAGCGGCCGTAAGGCACCAGAACCACAACAGAGCTTCCGATATCGATCTGGTTCAGCATGAGCTTGGCAACCATGTCGTTCGGAGCGTAACGGGTCTTGTCACCTTTGTACGCATTGCTGATCAGTTTCAGCACCTTGGGGTGCGCGAAGAAGAAGCGGGTTGCGCCGTACTGACCGTACTCGGTCTGCTCGACAAGATGCTCGAAGGCCGGAACCACGGTTGCTTTCGTGGTCTGGATCTCAGGAGATCCGGCTTCCTTCATGCTCTGGTAAACCCCGTTCATGGATTTCGCCACGAGTCCACCAGGAAGCACGACTTCACCCTTCTTTCCGGTCCAGAACGTGTTCGAGAGGTCGATACGACCCTGAAGCATGAGCTGCTTCAACTCCTCCTGAAGGAAGTTGGTCCAACGGCCGGCACGGCTCAACTTCTCATACTCGATCTCACCGTAGAGTCTTCCACGGCTGAAGAACTGCACGTAGTTGTCGCGCTCGATAATATCCATACGGAAGTAGGACGCGAAGCTGTCGGTTCCATCGGCCTCGATAGGACCCTGGTTCGCGAGGATGCTGTCGGAAACGATCTGCGGAAGGGTCTCGCCTTCAATGGCCTTGAAGGTCACGGTTCCAGCGGCTTCGTTCTTGGTGTGCAACAGCATCGGAACCCCGGAAGGATGCAAATAGAAGTGGTTCTCAGCGGCCTCGCTCATGTTCGAAACCGACACGGTCTGGGTGTATCCAGATGTACCCGTACTGGTAACGAAGAGCGGCGCGCGCTGCCATCCGTATTCGCCGAAACTGATCTCATCGCTGCTGAGATTGGTTTCCTTGGCCTGGTTCATGTTCAGGAGCGTGAGCTCAAGAAACTGCTTGGGCTGGGCGTCAAACAGTTGTCTCCGGGTGATGCGCTCGACCTTATCTGAGATCGCGCGGTTCTGCCGTGAGGCATAACGACTACCGGGTGCGTTCAGGTCCTTGAGACCAGTTGCGTTTGGATTGTTTTGAAGAGCCATCTATGTCTATGTTTTGACGCTACTTTGAGGTGTACCTGGAATCGTATGGGGAACCTCCGTTGAGGAACTCTAATCCGGTTTCGTCGTCACCACCTCGTCTGCCTTTGCTCTTTCCCTGATTCGCGGGTTTCTTCTTCTTGTCCGTGGTTTTGAGAAAATCAGCAGCGGCTTCTGTTCTTGCCTTGACTCGTTCTTGCTTGGCGAAATTAGGAAGAAACTTGTCTCCGAACAACATCAGCGCAATTTTTTGTCCGGCACCGGCTTTCAGATTGCCCTTGTTATCGAAGAGCGCATCCAGAAGATCTTCTTTGGAAGCCACGGCACGCCTGAATTTCTCGATCGCGGTTGGTTTCGCGGCGGGGAACATTTCTTTGAACTCTTTTTCCGCGACCGTGACCGATTTCTGGAAGTCTTCCCTGATTTTTTTCTGCACGTCGACGTAGTCCTGCTTCTTTTTATCCAGGATTTTCTTGTCCTGATTGAACTTCTCCTTCCAGTCGTCGCTGCTATCATCTACCCACTCATCGAAATCTTCTTGAGTGATTTCTCCGGCCTCCAGAGCCTTGAGTTTTTTCGCATAGGTCTTTGGCGCGTAGCGTTGCGCAACCGCTGAAATCGGATTCTTCTCGAACTCCTGATTGTAATCGGGTTGATTCAATCCGTCTTCGATAACCGGCTTCCAATCCTCGCCTTGCGCATACGCGTTCAGTGCGGCCAGAAGCGGGACCGGAAGCGCGTTCAGATCCTGCGTAATCGCGGCCAATTCCTTTGAGGCCTTTTCACCGGCCTTGGCCCTGACCACGAGCTCATCTATGGTCGAGACCTCAACACCCTGCTTCTTCACGATCTTGAGTAGATCGTCGGGGAGTTTGGTGCCCTTGGTTTTGCCTGGCTTTGTTTTCAGGCCGAGCTCGTCTTCGTCGTCATCACCACCCTCTTCATCTTCCTCCTCTTCCTCCTGCTCCTCTTCTTCTTCCTCCTGCTCCTCTTCTTCCTGCTCTTCCTCTTCCTGCTCTTCTTCCTCTTCTTCCTCCTCCTCCTCTTCTTCGGGATCGGGTTTGGCCTGAGCCTTTTTTGTCGCCGGTTTCGTGTCCGGTTTTTTTGATGCGGCGGGTTCGTCGTCTTCGTCATCGAAGTCATCGTCATCACCACCGCCGAAAGCGCCAGAAAGCGCGGTTAACAACTCGTTGTCGTTGTCAACTGAGGTCTTATCCGATGCCTCAGAATTTTTAGTTTTTGTTGACATTTGGTTTAATTATTTGTCCTTTTGATTTCAGCGTTTCTCACGCTGTTGCGTTCGTTCTGTTCCAGCTTCCTGGCCTTGAGATCGAGATCGGCCTGATCTTTTTCGGCTTGAGCCGCGATTGCCAAGGCCTGATTTTCTTGCTGTCCCTGCATGATCGCAGCGGATTGGGCCTCCTGACGCTCGGCGGCTTTTTTCTGCACGAGTTCGTTTTCGTGAACATATCTGTAGAACGCCTGTGAAACCGTATCCACATCCGAAGACCCGAACAGTTTTCCCATGAGTTCTGGCGAGATCAGCTGCATACTGTACAGCGTAAACAAGAGCTGGTTTCCGGCTTCGATTGCGCTATCCTTGCCTTCTTCGACCTCTACGTAAACCCGCATGTCCTCAAGCGCGATCTCCTTCGACATCACGATTGATCTTACGCCATCGGGGCCATCGTATGAGATCTGTCTGCTGTTATCGCTGTATATGCGTCTACCCATGTTCAGCATCTTGGTGTAGATCTGATTCAGGCAGTCCTTGACGCCGTAAAACACGGGCTGCTGAAGAATGCTTCCGCGATCGATTCGCTGAGCCATGACCCGCACCAACTGCTCGTTGTTCTGGTCCATACCAAGCATTTCGGCATTGAGTCCAGTGGTCTCCTGGTATATAGATTTAAAATCCCTGATGTTGTTGGCCAGGTTGTTCAGCGCACTCATGTCGGGACCGTAGTTTCCGATGGCGTTCTGCACGCTTCCCAACTTCCTGGCCGATACCGTAATCGGTTTTCCCGCGTTCACATTGCTGGACAGCTCGTACTCCGTCATGGATCCTATGGCCTCATCCGCGATAACGGTACCGGATCCCGACATCGTATTGAGTCTGCTCTCGTAAACCGAAAGCATCCTGTTGGTCATGCGCTGTGGGTTGATGACGACATCGATTGGCGACACCACATCTCCGTTGTCATAGAACCAGGTCGAAACCGAATACGGAAAACCGGATTCACCTGGTCTTTGACGGCTACGGTCCTGATACTTCAGGCTTCCGTACTCCAATATGATATCCTGTCCAAGCCCGGTGTTGATACTGGATTCCGAAGGCATGAATACACAGTACCGGATGTCGTCGACCTCTCTCTTGGTCACGACTTTGCCGTCACTGAGTTCGAGTTGGCTCTTGGTCAGATCCGACGCCTTGGCCAACTTGCGGCCCTGCATGGGTTTGCCATCAATGAGTCTATCGAGTCCGAATACACCGTCTCCGTAATCCACCCAACCCACCTTAACGGTCTCGATGTCCTTCCAGTAGACCTCGACAACTGGTGGCTTATGCACCGGCATGGTATAGCTTCCGATCTGGCTGCGATAACCATTGATCTCGGATTTCGAAATCATGTCCTCTATACGCCTTCTGTCGGCCTCGGAAACCCGGAACCGCTCGAAGATGTCCACGGCATCCAGACAATACCACTCACCCATGTATGAGGCATCACTGAGGTCGTGTTTCTGCGCGCTGGTGTCCCAAAAGAATTGACGGCTATCCACAACGGCACCGGAGTAGTGACCGTTGTGCTCATAGCTTTTGTGCACGCACATCCCGCTGAGCACGATGTACTTGGTGAGGTCGATTCTGACCCTGTTGATGTCGTTCTCCTTCTCCAAGGCCTCTATCATGGCGTTGGCGTAATCCGGGAACTCGTCACGATATCCGGCTTCGAAGATCTGCCTGGTCTCGTTGATGTCGGAACCAAGAGCCACTCTGCCATCGATGAACTTCTTGAGCTCGGGGCTCTCGCTGAGCCGCTGATAGGCTTCGAGTCTACGGAGCTCGTACTCCTTGCGCTTGATCGCTCTGGGATCCACGCTCTTGACTTTGCCACGGTGCTGACTCTGCATCATGGTTCCGATGTAGTAGTTCACCATGGGTTGGATCATGTTCTTCACGACCTTGATCCTGGATCTGACCCCGCCGTTGTCGTCGAGGAAGAAGTTCTGCAGATCCTCTTCGAAGATCCACTGATCACCCTTGAAGAAGGCGAAATTGATATCGGTGTTCTCGATGAAACTCCTGTACTTCTCGTCGTACAACGTGGCCGAGCAATGCTTACCGAACTCCAGGTGGTATCCACGGTCTTTTTTTCGACCTATTCTGGACGGCCTGGGTTGCCAGTATGGAGTCATCGTAATCATTACACGTTGTCTATTCTAATCACATGATCCGGTGAGGACTCGTTTTGACCACGGTTCTTCGGTTTCTTCTCGGTCACGCCGAGACCTCCGTCCTCCATGATCGCGATCAACTTGGGTATGATATCCAAGTTGTTCTTCATCGTTGACGCAAATATACTGGGATCATCGGATTTTATGTCAAAACCATGCACGGCTGTTTCAATATTGATGAAAGCGACCTCAGCCAACAGTTTGGCCCTGATCCTGGCCGATGGATTCACGCTGGCGAAGAAATCCAATGTGGGCTTCAGTTTTTCCGGTATGGACGTGGAGTAATCCCTACGTTGGCGATGGTTTTTCTCGAACGCGGCCGCAAGCGACAACTTCATTCTTTCTCTTTCCGAGTACTTGTAGTACGGGCTGGATTTACAGCAGTAGAACCAAGCGAATCTGACATCGCGATCCGTGAGTTCATCGATTCCGGCGATTTCCCAGAGCTCGGGGTACTGGTCCCGGATATCGATGATGGTATCGCTTTTGGGTTCGAATACGGAGAACTCTCGCTCTGACATGGTCCAAATATAGTGAAAAACACAAAGGATCTCCGTCGAGATCCTTTGTGCCTAAACCTTAACCAAATACTTCTGGTCTGCGATACCAGAAGCCACGCCTAATGCGTGCCTAACCAAAAAACTATGGCTTATGCCGGAACGCCTTCGTAGTTCGCGGCTGTGCTGGTTCCGTCAAGAACTGCATCCAGAGCGGTTTCCAGCGCGGCGTAGTTCGTGGCACCGGAGCTCAGGCAGATATAGTTCTTCACCATTACGGTGTCGCCTTTCGCGATTCCGCTGAGTCCAGAAGACTTCACGGTTTTGTCGCTGTGGACCTCGTATACGGTGTACTGAGCGCTGTCGCTTACGGTCTGTCCGTTTCCGGCCGCGAGCTCGCGAACCAGAGCCGGGGTTCCGCTTGGGGCCACGAATGCGGTGTTGACCGCAGTGGTTCCTTTACTGTTGATCGCGAACCAGAGATCTCCGTTACCAACAGCGGTGCTGGTCAAGCGAAGCGTGGTCGTGGAAACCACACTGGCGTTGACCTTGCGAGCGGTGTCCGCGTTTACGGCGGCGGCAAGACCAGTGGCGATGTTTGCTGCAGTTGGTGCCGATGTTCCGCTGATCCAGGTATAGCGCTTCACGTAACCGTGAGCATGCTGATCAGGGAGATCGGGGAAGCGGACCTCAAGGGTGTAGATGGTGTCGGCCGTAAGAGCCAATCCACCCGTGGCGACATCGTGGTCTTTGATTGGCGCCACGCCGGCGCTATATGCCCATTTCTTGCGAAACGTCGAACGCTCGACGTCGATTTTTTCAGGCATTCCGGTGACCGAGATCAAGCCATCGACAAGAGCAAGGTCTGCTGCACTGGCCTGGATAGTGTTGAGCACTACTACGTTATTCATTCTGATTCCGTGTTTGATTTGACGCCTGACGGCACAAACTTAATTCATTTTTCGTTGGTTACGAAATCCTGGGCTCGATTTTTATCTCGGCCTCCGAATTTCCCAATTCGTGGCAGGACCCTGAATAAGTCCTCCGCGCATTTTTTTCTTCTTCGCGGCCTTGATCTCGGTGATCAGAGTCGGTTTGAGGTGGTCATGGCACTTGGCGTTGATGTAGGCAAACGCGGAGCTATAGATGCCGTCATCCTTGTACTTCTCCTTGTCCGAGCTCTGAAACCTGGTCTCCCTGGTCTGGCTCTGGGTCTTGAGTTTGACCTCGACAAAGGTCTTGTGTTCCTCGAAATACCACGGCACCAGTATCCTGTGATTGTAGGCATTTGCGAGTCCGATGATGTTGGATGTGATCGCGGCAGCGGTGTTGGTTTTGTTGCTGACCCCCCAATCCTTGTTTCCACCGCGAAGTTCATCGGGGAGATCCAGACCTCCGATGAAGTAGTTCTCGTGTGTGCCGAGCTCGATTCTGGTGTTGTAGTAGTCGTCGCCGATTACGTTCTCGATGAGATCCGGGGTGAACTCTTCGTCCTCACTGGCGTAATACATCGACATCAGGTGGGCCTGGACGTAACAGCGCTTGTAATTGGGCTCGCGGTACCGGATCTGACAGGCTATGGTCTTGAGATGATCGTCCCAAATCGTTGAACTGAAATCCGAGCTTCCGGTTTCCGAGTTTATGGGGTCCGTACCCTGATACATCCTGTGTTTCCATTTCGGAAGCCGGTCTATGACCATGCACGCCGTGGTCATGGGGTCGTCTTCTTCGGCAACCACGAACTCGGCGCCGATTATGCGATTGGGTACGACGTAGGATTTGGGGTACTGCACGGAGTAATCGAAGACCGGCTTGAAGTAACCGTATTTGATGTGCTCACGCTTCTCGTGAATCCAGTCCAGCCTGTTGTTACAGGTCTTTACCGGTATCACGGTCTTGGAGTTTCTCAGGAAGACGTCTTCAATGGTCTTGGGGTAGGCCTGATGGAAGTCCCGGATCTTCTGCTCCCGGTCTTTGCCCTGATGGCTGTACGCAACATCCATCTCGGCCTTGTAGTGCTCCTCGGTCATACCGGGTCTGGCCATGTAATCCAAGAACAGCGGAACTATACCGTGCCCGAACTTTCGTCTGGACCACGCCGTCATGATGTCGGTGAAGTACTCCTCGAACTGGCCACCGCCCTTATCCATGTTACCACCGGTTCCCCAGGTAAACATTTGTCTCCGCATCACGATTTTCTTCGTGGCGTCGTCGATGTAGAACAGTGTTGGACGACCCTGACCCAGCATCTCAATCAGGACCTCGATTTCACCGGTTTC